CATTATTATCAGTATAAGTAATAGTCTTAGTACCAAACTCAGTCTCTCTGGCTTTCTTTTGTCCTCTTAATTCTCCCTCTATCTTTGCTTCTTGAAGCTGAAAATTTGTAAAGTTATTAACAAATTGTCCCCATTTATTAGTAGCCTCTGCCATATCTGAAGCTGCTGATGTATAACCAGCTCCTCTTTTTACTGAGATTCTATTAGCTAATGTTTTTTGTTGTTGTTCTTTTTTAAGCGCCACTAGGTTTCTCTCTCAATAATTTATAAGCGTCCACACTTCTACTAGCCAGTGTGATAAATTGCTTAGTAGGAGTAGTTCTTCTAACCGTTTTCTGTGCAGTATCTGCTTCTTTAAATCCGTATGATGATCCTAAAGTTTTCTCATCAGTAATCAATTTAGTGTATGACACATCATTTAGATATTGATCTCTATTAGATTCTAATAAAGCTTTGTAAGATGCTGATGCCACACTTACACCACTTACTGCCATATGGGTCCTGTTTTCGCTAAGCATAGCGTTATATCTTTTTCTACGATCTAATTCTTCTGCTTTACCCTCTATCTCAATTCTCTCTAATTCTGCTTTGTATTGTTTCTTTTGGATCTCATACTTTTGCATTTCCATTTCAGCTATTTGTTTTTGTGCATAAGCTTCAGCAGCTCCTGATCCTACTTGTAATCCACCCATTAATAGGTTTCCACCTTTTAAAATACTAGAACCTACACTAACAATACCTGATCCTAAACTTGTTCCATAACCAGCAGCACTAGCAGAAAGACTTCCGCCTAAACTTCCATATGCAGAACTCATGTTAAAGAGAGAGGCAGTATTAATCATGCCTGTTCCCATTGAGGCTATCCAACCTGTTGAGCTTGCTGCCATTGATCCACCTACTGTGGACATTGTTGCTGAAACAGCTGACATAGTTACTGGATCACACATTAGAAATATACCTCCGATGTAATAGTTAATATCCTAGCCGGTAAGGGCGCAGATTGGGTTATAGTTAAATAAGGTTCCAGGTCATATCCTAGACAATAAACTTCTTTTTTTCCTGTATAACTCTCAATAGTATCTGATGTATCTAAGTTTGATACTGTTGAAATAATAACATCATTACCATTTACCTTAAGATTATAAGTAGAAGAAAGCTGGAATATAGCTTTTGATATCTTTCTAGGGTGTCCTGTTAAAGGCATATTCTGTACGTCCCCTACTGCTGGAAGCGTATCAATCTCCAACGTATAGTTAGTGCCTATATCTATTGCTGCTGCAACAGAATCAAGAACGACAACACCACCACTAGTAACAGTTCCATCTCCATAATAATTGATATTGCCTCCCTCTTCTGATCCAGATGTTCCATATACCGTTAATCCTCTCATATCAGGAGTAGCATTTAAACCTGACCATGTTTTAGAAGCTGTAAATGTAAGAGCCACATCATTAGATGTACTAACAGCAGCGTTAAGCGTTAAGCTATACTCTCCAGAGTTTGAAGTAGCTGATGCTGCATTTATAGTATATACTGTGGCATTGCCAGCAAAGGTAAACTTCTCTCCTACTTGTGGAGCATTGGTAAATCCATTGACTATTACACCAGTGGAGCTACTAGTTGTACCGTTGGTCAAGGGGGACCCATGTGGTTGGTAGCTCCCAGACAATGTTTTGGTTACGGTCATGTCTGTTGGTATATCAAAAGATGTTGCAGCAAGCTGTTCTAAATAATAAACAGTAGCTGAGTTAATAGTTCTTTTTACTGCAAAATAAATAATATCTGTAGTAGCACATACTGATTCAATAACATCTGTACCTGAATTCCATTGACACCATCCTGATATTTCTTGTAATCGTTGTGCAGTATAAACAGCAACAGTACCAGCTGTATTAACAACAAAGTACATTTGCTCGTCTCTATCTGATAATGAGGTAATAGACGCTGTATCAGTAGCAGAAGCTACTAAATGTGAGGATCTTAGTCCTATTGGGGCTGAAGCAAACTCTTCAGTTGCACTATTATAAATATACTCTCTTACTGTTTTCCCATTGTTTTGTATATAAATTGTTGCTCCATCGTACAATCTAGGCATAGCTTTTTGCTGCGCTCCAAAATCTGTTTGTCTAACGATCGAGATATCTGCTGGTGTAAGTGGTTTTCCTACACTAGGTTTAACATAAAATTCAGCAGAGTTGGTTAATACTTCTAATACTTTTCCAGAAATCAAATGTCTTACTTCGTTAATATCATCAGAGGCTATTTGAACCTGTATAGAGTCTGCATCTTCTCCATCTCCTACATCAAAATTGTAGAATTGTCCTACTTTACTGCCTTGAATTCCATCAGGTAATGAGGTTACTCCTCCAAAAAATAAGCGTTGTTGATGAAATGCTACTGCTTTTGGAAACCCATTAACTGCTGAGAATACTTGTTCATCCCAATTTCTAGTAGGTGGGTGCCCAGATACAGTAACTCTCACACCTCCTCCGTCTACAGATTCAGTAGCTGTATCGCCTGAAGCGGCAGTAAATTGGTAATGATTGTCGTCTACTACGGTAATAGTTCTAGCTCCATTAAGATTGCCATAAGCTAACCCATTTCCATCTGTATCAAATATATCCTCTGATCCAGCAATAGTTACAGAAGCTCCTGTAGAAAATCCATGAGCTACATGGGTAACTACTACAACACCTGAGCCAGCTGATGTAGCAAATGGATCTTCATCTAACTCCATAATTGGTACCTCTTTAAGCGTAGCCGTAACGGTTGTAGCGTTGGTATAAGCTGTAATATCAAGCTCAGCTCCCATATATCGTATGGTTGTGCCTACAAATGCTGAAGAAAAATAACTAGCTGAAGTCGTACAAGTTACATTAGTGTCTCCTTTAGTAATAGAATTGATATCTAATGTCACTGTATCAGCTGCAAATTTAAAATAAGGTTGATAGGTTTTCTCTCCATTTACACTGTCATCAAATGCAAAGTTTGCTGATGTAAAAGTAGTAGCCCCTGTTCTGGTAATAACTCTTGGTATAAAATCTTCATGTGCCACGATCATTACGTCTCCTTGTTGAGAGAATGTTAATTCAAATAAATCTGCTGTATCCCAGGGCTGTGAAGTTAAAGTCTGAAGTAATGCTCCAGCAGTAGAGTATATCTTTAGAGCAGTGTTTTGAAAGGCAAAGATATATTCTTGACTACCACTAAAAACAAAGGATTCTAGTCTAGTGTGTCCTCCTAAGTCTGCTCTGAAATAAGTTCCAGGTCTCCTCTCTATTGCTCCTTGGTTTCTTAAGATTACATTTCTAGCTTTTTGTACGCCTTGATCATAGGCTTTGATATCATTTCTTGATATAAGTTTTGGGTCTAATTCCCCAGCATAAAAACTTGTTTGATCTGTTCTAAGTAATCCCATTAAGATGATACGGTGGCTTTAATTGTTCCTAAAGCTCCTGTATTCCTCCTATTCCTAAATCTATCAACATCTACTCTACGAGTAGTTTGAGCCTGTGCATCTTGTGCTTTACCTATAGCTAATTGTGCGATCGCTCTATTCTGGTAAAGAGTAGATAAAGAATCATTTCTAGCTATTGCTCCAGCAAATAAACTGGCTAATTCAAACACTAAAGCCTGTTTAAAATAGGGTGGGAAATTAGCTTCTGATGGCTGAAAAGTATAATCAGCTACTACTGTGTCAGTAGAAGAAGCATTACAGTATATATCATCTCCGTATCGGTCATAATTAATTGGGTTATCCCCAACAGTTACAGTATGGATTATCATTGTTCCAGATGGTACGGCATATTTAGCATCCCATCTAGCAGTTGGAGCAGCAGTAGCACGAGACAATTGAGCTTGTGTCGTAGCAAATCTCCAGCGTGTTCTTGTGAGCATATTTTCTAAAGTAGACTCATATAACTGAGAAGCTACCTTAGATTCAGTGGTACTTTCTGTAAAGGAAGTAATAGTATTGGCTCCTACTAGAACCAGTGCTTTACTACATATGTCAAATTTACTATCACTCATAATAAAGTGGGGGAGAAATCAAACAAGGAAACTCTCCCCCTAAGCATTATGT